CCGGGGCGACAACCGCAACCCAGCCTTTTCACGATCCTCACTTGAAGCCAATAACCACTGCTCTTCGTAAGCCGCTTTCAGCATATCTAATCTAGGTGCCCCTTCTGGAATCTTCATGGCAATGTAATAAGCCAGCCCTGCTACTAAACATGGGAGAAGGCGAAACGGAATATCTTCTGTGGACGTACCATTACCGGCATCCTGCATCCGACGCAAGCGCCAGTAGACAAATGTGTAGTAAGGAGCCGCTGTAGATCCTTGATCAGGAGCAGGCCAGACGTTAACCGATGGCAGGTTTTGTACCGTTATTGCCGCACCAGATGTATGGGCAGCAGCCGTTGTACCGTTGACACCCCGAACGCAGTTCTGGAGTTGGTTTAGAGGAGCCGTCGTGCTAACTCCACTATACCCAATGACCTCTGACCCAATCTGAATAAAGCCTACATTGGCTAGATCAGCCGTAGAACTCAGAGTTATGGTCGTATCCGAGGACGTAATGTTGCCGCTCAAGGTGACATTAGAGAGATAACTGTACCCAGTCTGCCGGTTAATCCAGACCTGAATGGGTCGGCCTTGAGCGTTCTTGTTGGGAATCGTAGAGTAGGTGCTGCTAGAAATTCGGTTGATATTGATGTCGGACTGATTAATACCAGTCTGGGTGCGGATCACCATGTCCATCAGGTCAATCGTATCTATAGGCAAGGGGTAGGTTATCTGACCTTGGGCCATAGAAATCTGACCCTGTTCAACCGTCCAGAGGTTAATACCCCGGTTAGCCCATTCAATCGTCAATAAGTTAAGGGAACGACGTGCCGTGCGTAACTCATAACCCGTGCGTAACTCAGCACCGGCTCGCTCAAACGCCTCTTCAACGAGTTCGTTGAGTTGCAGATTAAAGTTGGTCGTTCCTGTGGTGCTCATTTCACTTTCCTATGTGGAGCAACTTTTTTAGCCACCCCTTTAGGCTGGGCGACGAACTGCTTTCCGGCTGCTTTACCGGCTCTCTTGGCACGGGTGGTCGCGGCGTACTCTTGCGAGGAGAGCGCTTTGATGGCGCTGCTTGGGAGGTATCTTTCCCCTGTAGCCTGCGATCCTTGCGTAGAAGGTTTGCCACTTTTAGTTCTCCACTTTTGTTGAGTCCATGCTTTCAGACTTTGCTGCGGCTTTTTCAAGTTCGACATATCGTTCTCTTTGCCTAATTTTCCTAAAGTCTTCGGCTGTACTAATTAACCAGTCAAATACGTTTCCGTCTGTTGCGGCGTCATACACCGGAAACCTAATCCTTGTACCCACCGCCTGCTTTCTTATACTGCATAGCCAGCATTTGGGCCTTACGGGCACTCCATTGACCCGGAGCGCCTCCCTTACCGCCAGCCTTAATCCGCTCAAATAACGACTTACGCATACCGGGTTTGGTGTAATTACCAGCCTCGTTCACCTTGGACTCACCGCCCTCAGAAAACATCTTCACCTTATTCGGATCATCCTTGCGGGTGATCGTCTTGGCCTTTGGCATTTTAGAGGGGTTAATTGCCCCCATCCCACGGCTTGCTCTCATTTAGCAGGTCTTCCCACCCATGTTCATTCTAACTACTTTACCTTTAGTCTTACCTTTCTTAGCAACACCATCGGCCTGCTTGTGACCACCAGCCAAACCACCAGCACGCATCTTCTTCATACCGGCTTCTTTCATTTCATGCTTAAGCATGGACTTAGGGGCGCCCTTTTTCTTCATAAAGGACACTTCCTTCTTCATCATTGCCTTTGACTCTTTCATGACTCCACCTTCCTTTTTAGTAAATTCTTTACCTACGGACGTTGGTACACCTACCTTTTTAGCAAACTTTGGGTTATGAGCCACCGCTTGCATAAACCGTTCTTGCTTGGCTGATACGCTAGGCACGAGTCTTACCTCTAATTGCTATGCCATCGGCCCGGGCTGAGGCGGACGATACTTTGCCGCCTTTTCTCATACCGACCTTTTTATCTTCGTCATCATCCAAACGCTTGTAATTTAGACTACCCAACATATCGTTTAAAGACTTCTGCTCTCGCTGTTGCTTGTCAAATTTGGTCATACCCTCAACAAAAAGTTTTGGTACCATATTTTTAAGAGTGGTTTTTTCCCCTTGCAACTTAGCGATGGCTTCAGCCCCCTTCTCGGGAGTCCAATCTGCTGGTGCGGATACGGTAGCGCTCTTTCCCATATCACACCATCTTGCCACGGGTTTTGCCGCGCATAGCGCATCCATCGCCGCGCTTGGAGGCTGAGGATACGGACTTAGATGCCTTTACTGCTCCACCTTTTTTCATGCTAGTTAATTTACGTGCTTCATTCGTTAAAGCAGGTTGAGTAATGGTACGAAGTCTGTCACGGCCCGCCATCCCTTTTGCCACATTAGACAGCATTTTTAGCGCTCCACCGGGACCAAGATAAGCCTCTGGGGTAACTCTCCCAAGGGCCTGTTCCTTCTCAAGACGCTTCATTTTATTTGCATAATTTTGCTCATCTTGATACATACCAGCATCGGCGTCTTGTGTGTCGGCAAAAGTTTTTTGTGCTGTATCTGAAGTACTTGAAGCACCTCTATTTAAATAAGCGGCTCTATCACGACTACGTTGAGCGGCATATTTAGCAGCAGCAACTGCATCTGCGTCTTGAGCAGTAGTAGTAGTACGTCGTGCAGCCATACGAGGGCCAATGTCCTTATCTGCGTCACCACTTTTGCCCACGAAGTCTGACAACCTTTGTGTTGCTACGCCTGTATCTCCGCCGCCAGAACTTTTTCCAGCGAGCGTTTCACCTGCTTCGGCATCTTGGATATCAGCAAAACTACTTTTTTCTTTTCCTTTGCCACCCATCATCTTGGCTGCTAATAGGGCAGCACCACCGAGAAGTGCTGCGTTGCGTAATCCTTTTGCCATGATTAAACCATCCTTCCTTTAGTTTTACCCTTTTGTGCACATCCGTCTGCACGCTTAGAGGCGGAGGAAACAGAACCGCCGGATTTATATCCCATTGCTTTACGTTTCTCTTCGGCTTGTGATTTTTGGGTAGCACGTTTATAGGCTTGTCTATCCGAAAACGAACCATCTGCTTTTTTAACAGAACGATCATTTTTACCCATTGCGGCAGCAATTTTTTCGTCGTCAGCGGCTTCTTGAGCGGGAGTACGCATTGTGTCCTTACGCTTTAGGCCACGTTCTGCGTTTAAAAAATCCCTAAGATTATCAAATCCAGATTTAGCCAATTCTTCTTTAGTGACAATTCTTTTTGCTGCTTTTGTCTTTTTCGCTTCAGCGGCTTCTCTTAGAGGTTTAGAAATTTTCTCACCCTCATACTCAACGGCCTCACGATCAGCGGCTAATGAAAGATTTTTGTAATCGTCGGTGTCTTCGTAGCCACCCTCTTGAAACCGTTTTACCTGTTTCATTTTTTACCTCGCTTCAATAAGTCGGTCAATTTTTTCTTCAAACCTGTTAAAGCGCCCATCAATGTAGCGCTCAAGTTTTTCAATCTCTGCTTTAGTGACGTTTTCACGAGTCACCTCCAATTTAGTGTCATTTAAAAGTTTTTCCAACATATTTAGTTTGTTGTTCTTTTCCCATGCAACAAACCCTGCCACACCTACTAAGGCAGATAAAACACCAGACCAAGAAAATAAAATTAGTTGTTCCATATCAGCACTTCCACGCCCGTAGGCTCTTATTGATACGGCTGTTTGGATCGTTAGCGGTTTTAGCGCTGGTTAACTTCTTTTTCATACCCGTCATGCGGGCACAGAACGACTTCTTGCGTGAACCGCCCTCGGGTTGTGGAGCCTTCAAGCCGGGCTTACCGGGGTTAGCAGCGTTATACGATGCCCGCCCCTTAGCGTTTAGCCCACCTTTTGGGTTCTTGCCCTCTTTGCGTTGCCACGCAGGAGTCTTAGCCATTTGCTACTTTCCCATCTTTAACGAGCCGTGGGTAGAAGGCTTCATTGCCATAATCACCCTCGTACTCTTGAACTCCCATGTGGCCTAATTTAATAGTTGGGTCTACCCAAACTTGAAAACCTGCCTCGCGGGCGCGGTCACAGAACAGATAGTCTTCACCCACGTAGGAGTTATCTTTAACGGCGAAATCAAAAATGGCAGACAGCGTGCGCTCGGTTTTGTTATCCCAGTAATTCCACTGGGGGTTGTCTTTAATCAACTTCTCAATGACTTCACGCTTAATCATCATAAAGGCGGTAGCCACACGTTGCGCACGTACTAGCCCCATTCCATTCATAGTGACGCCGTTCCCATCTTCGTCTAACTTGACGATATAGGTCTTTTCGGTCTTTCTCGCGCAGGGGATACCGGCAGCGATGTCGATATTTGGCTCAGAAATCCACGCCATCAAACGAATAATGTCTTCTGGCTGGAAGTTAATGTCCGCATCAATGAACATCAACTCTGTAGCGTTAGACTCCAAAAAATCCTGAACTAAAAGATTACGTGCCCGGGAAACTACCGAGCACCCACAAATACTTCCAACCATAATGTCAATCCCATGCTGCGGCGCCTGTTGGGCAAAACGCATAAGTGAGATTGCTTGCTTGAGTGAAACTTTGTGGTCGTAAGCAGGGATGCCAAAGAAAATCTGACGGCCTGCCAACGTGTAACCTTTTTCATTTTGCATTTTTTGGTTATCCGTAGAAAATTACCATCGAAGTTGTATCAGTAACAGTGCCATGTAACGTGCCGGTTTTGACCAGAATACCTTCACCCGGTAACGGGATAATGGTGTATCCAGCCGTACCACTTGCGGCAGTGTTTACAGTAAGCACAATGTCACCACTAGCGCCGCCTTCGCGGATAACGACAGATCCGGCGTTCGTACCATTTACCGCATATATGGTTTTGATACGAGTCCGGTTAATGTCGTTATTGTTCTGGTCTTTAAAATTACCAGTAGCAGTTAACGGCTTTGTGCCAAATACATCATATTGCATGGAAGCCATGTCAGCCTCCTATTAAGCAGTACGAGTAAAGGCGTATGCAGTTGGGCTTGAGAACATCAACGTGAACCGTGCAAGACCCGTTGCTCCAGAAGCAACAGTCAGATCACCAAACGTCCCTGCGGCAGCGGCAGCGTCAACAGCACCAGTAGACAGAATAGCGTTGGTGTTCACTGAAATAGTTACCGTATCTGCACCAGCCGTGTTGTCAATATATAGGTCAAGAACTGTGCCTTGAACCGCGCCAATAGCAGCACCAAGAGCGGTACCGGTTGGTAACTGGATCGTGGTTGCAAGAGCCGAAGTAGAAGTAATATAACCAGAGGCAACTTGTGCTGCGGTAGCGGTTGCAGAGGCATTAATTGCGTTAGCAGTAGTAACTTGGTGCCCGTCGATAAACCCGTTTTGGGACGCGACTGGGCCATTGAAAGTAGTGCGGGCCATTTAAAACTCCTTTGTGTTGTAGCACATCCCGGCGCAGTCTCTACAAAGTCTGCTAGGTCAGTCTGTGCCGGTAAAAATTCCTAGTTCCCAGAGAATACAACAAAAGGGGGGTTTTGCAACCCCCCTCCTACAACTTAAGCGCCCGGTGAACCGAAGACGCCTAGCGGATCAGACCAGCCGAACGAATAACGCTCACGAGCCTTGTAACGAACGTTACCGGTGTCGAAGTCGCCGTCCATCGATGTTGCCATCGGGGTACGAACGAAGTGCTTCAGACCGTTAGGAACGTCAGTCGTCAAGAA